GGTGGTGCTGGAGCTGCTACACCCGTGCCTGCAAGTGGTGGTGAAAATGGTGCTGTTGGTACAGATTCAAGTATTTCAACTATTACAGCCAGTGGAGGTGGTTATGGAGCAGTTCAAACTGATCCAGGTGGACCTGGTGGATCAGGTGGTGGTGGAGGTGGAAACTCTGGAGGTGGACCTGCTGATGGTGGATCTGGTAATGCTGGAGGATTTAGTCCTCCTGAAGGAAATGATGGTGGAGATGGTTTAGGTGGACCACCTAATTACGGAGCAGGTGGTGGCGGTGGTGCTGGCGGAGCTGGTGCAAATGGAAGTGGACCATCAGGTGGAGCCGGAGGGTCAACTGTCCCTAATGCTATTTTAGGACCTGCATCAAATTACGCAGGTGGTGGAACAGGAGCTATATATAATTCAGGACCTGGAACTTCAGGTGGCGCAAACACAGGTACAGGTGGTGATGGAGGAAGTCCTTCTCCCCCTAACGCAGGTGCAGGTGGTTCAGGTATCGTAGTTGTTAGAGGTCCAAGTGCAATTACTTTTTCAGTAGCACCAGGAACAAATTCAACATCAACACACCCAGGTGGTGACAAGTTAGCTACTTTTACTGTTTCTGGAACATTGACAGTATCTTAATAAATGTTATATTAAGTTCATAAAGACATATGAACTTAACAAATTATTATTGGTTTTTTCAAAACGTTATTCCCCACAGAATTTGTGATGATATTGTTCGTTATGGAAAACAATTAGAAGCTCAAATGGCTGTTACTGGTGGTTTTCAACAAAAAAAATTAAATAAAAAACAAATAAAAGATTTAAAAAAGAAAAGAGATTCTAATGTTGTTTGGATGAACGATAGATGGATATACAAAGAAATTCAACCATATGTTCATAGAGCTAATGTAAGTGCGGGTTGGAATTTTCAATGGGATTATTCCGAATCATGTCAATTTACTAAATATGAAAAAGGACAATATTATGATTGGCATTGTGATAGTTGGGATAAACCATATTTTAGCCAAGACCCAAATGATTTTAGTCATGGTAAAATTAGAAAATTATCTGTGACTGTAACCTTATCAGATCCAAAAGATTATAAAGGTGGAGAATTAGAATTTGATTTTAGAAACATGGATCCGGATAAAAAATCTAATATTAGAAAGTGTACAGAAATATTGCCTAAAGGATCTTTAGTTGTTTTTCCTTCTCATGTATGGCACAGAGTCTGTCCTGTTAAAAAAGGATCAAGATATAGTTTAGTAATATGGAATTTAGGATGGCCTTTTAAATGAAAAAAAGAAGAAAAAAAAGAAACATGGGTGGTGGAATGCCAGCTAAAGGTATTGGTGGTGGAGTTGTAGAAACATTTCCTAAACAATTAACTTTAGAACAATATTTTGCATGTCCTATATGGTTTGCAGATGAACCTGTGTTTGTAGATAAACTAAACAAAGCGTCAGATAAATATATTGAAGAGTCAAAGAAAAATTTAAAAAAAGAAATAGATGAGAAAAATAAAAAGTTTGGAGACAAAGGAGATATGGGTCATGTATTTCACTCAACAACATTAATTGGTGATCCTAAATTTAAAGAGTTACAAGATTATATTGGTGCAACAGCGCACAATTTGTTAAATGAAATGGGTTTTGATTTAACCAATTACCAAGTATTTACAACAGAGTTATGGGTGCAAGAATTTGCTCAATCTGGCGGTGGACACCATACTTTACATACACATTGGAATGGCCATATATCTGGTTTTTATTTTTTAAAAGCAAGTGAAAAAACGTCTTTGCCAATATTCGAAGATCCTAGACCTGGCAACATAATGAATCTTTTACCTGAAAAAGATAAAACAAAAGTAACTTACGCAAGTTCACAAATAAACTATAAAGTTAAACCAGGCCGTATGATATTTTTTCCATCTTACATGCCACATCAATATGTGGTAGATCTAGGTTATGAACCATTTAGATTTATTCATTGGAACTGTCAAGCAATACCGAAAGGAGTATTAAATGTCGTTTAAAAAAAATAAATATACAGTATTAAAAAAAATTATAAGTAGAGAGCTAGCAGATTTTTGCTATGCTTATTTTTTAAATAAAAGAAATGTAGCAAGGTTTTTATTTGATCAAAAATACATTTCACCTTTTACAGAATATTGGGGAATATGGACTGACGAACAAGTTCCTAATACTTACTCGCATTATGGTGATCTTGTAATGGAAACTTTATTACAAAAAGTAAAACCTATTATGGAAAAAAATACAGGATTAAAATTATCTGAAACTTATTCCTATGCAAGAATATATAAAAATGGCGATGTATTAGCTAGGCACAAAGATAGATATTCTTGTGAAATATCTACTACATTAAATTTAGGTGGTGATCCATGGCCTATATATTTAGATCCAACAGGTAAAGAAAAACAAGCTGGAATTAAAGTAGATCTAGACCCAGGAGATATGCTCATATATTCTGGATGTGATCTTGAACATTGGAGAGAAGAATTTACAGGCAAGGATTGTGGACAAGTATTTTTACATTATAATAAAGCTGGATCAAAAATGGCTAAAGAAAATAAATTTGACAAACGTCCGTTTATAGGACTTCCTGCTCATTATAAAGGGTTTACATTACCTAAAAAATAATATAGGATATAAGCTTGTAGGGGGAGACACCACCACAACACCCTCCCCTTACTTTAGCGTTTGAAATCCCTTAAAATCTGATATAACCTAGAAACAATAGGTTTTTTATATGCTACAAAAGTTAGGTTTTTTACCCGGATTTAATAAACAAGTTACATCTACTGGTGCTGAGTCTCAATGGACAGGTGGTCAAAATGTACGTTTTAGGTATGGTACACCTGAAAAAATAGGTGGATGGTCTCAATTAGGTGAGTCTAAACTAACTGGTGTTGCAAGAGGTTTACATCACTTTGTTAATTCTGCATCTACAAAATTTGCAGCTATAGGAACTAATAGAATTTTATACGCTTATTCAGGAGGCGTTTTTTATGATATACACCCTTTGACTAATCCATCGGGAACAGCAATCACCAATGCTTTTACTACAACTAATAATTCAAAAATTGTTACTATTACTTTTTCTGGTTCGCATGGTTTTGTAGCTGGAGACATAATATTATTTGGAGACGCTTCTACTTTTTCAGCTATTACAAATTCTAATTTTGGTGCTGCAGATTTTGCTGATAAAAAATTTATGGTTACATCTGCGCCTACTGCAACCACAATTACTATTACAATGCCTAGTGTTGAAACAGGATCAGGTGCTACAACATCTGGCGGTATAACTTATTTTCAATATTATCATGTTGGACCAGCTGAGCAGCTAGGAGCTTTTGGTTGGGGTATATCATTATGGGGTGGATCTGTTTTAGGTGTAGCCACAACAACTTTAAATGGAGCTATTACAGGTACAAGTGGTGGTAATAATAGTTCGGCAACAGAAATAACTTTAACTAGTGTTACAGGTTTTCCAACAACCGGTACAAATTTTGTTCAAATAGGCACTGAAGAAATATCTTATACTGGTATTACCGGAAATAAATTAACAGGTATTGGTAGAGGAGCCAGAGGAACTACAGCTACAACTCACTCTAATGGTGCAACTGTAACTAACACATCTAGTTGGACTGGTTGGGGATCACCAGCAGCTAACACAGATAAAGTTACTGACCCTGGTTTATGGGCTTTAGATAATTTAGGTAGTAAACTTATAGCATTAATAGTAGGTGGATCTGCATTTGAATGGGACGCTGATGCTGCTAATGCCACATCAACAAGAGCTACAATTATAACTGGTGCACCAACGGCGTCTAGGGACATGTTAGTATCTACACCGGATAGACACTTAGTATTTTTTGGAACAGAACAAACTATTGGAGACACGACAACTCAAGACGATATGTTTATTAGATTCTCGTCTCAAGAAGATATAAACGATTATACACCTACGGCAACCAATAGTGCTGGTACACAAAGACTGGCCGACGGATCACGGATCATTGGAGCTAAACTTGGTAGAAATGCAATTTATGTTTGGACAGATACTGCCTTATTTACCATGCGTTTTGTGGGTGGTGACTTTGTTTTTGCTTTTGAACAAGTAGGAACTAACTGTGGATTAATAGGAATGAATGCAGCTGTAGAAGTTGACGGTGCTGCGTATTGGATGTCAGATAATGGTTTCTTTAGATATACTGGTAAACTAGAATCTATGGATTGTTTAGTTGAAGACTATGTTTATGATGATTTAAACACAACATCTAATCAATTAATTTATGCAGGAATTAACAACTTATTTGGAGAAGTAATTTGGTACTATGCTACATCTACATCTAACGTAAATAACCGAGCTGTTTTTTATAGTTATTTAGATTCCACATCTAAACGTCCAATATGGTTTACAAACGATAGTAATCTTTTTGCAAGAAGTACATGGGAAGATTCTGCTGTTTTTGGATTACCACATGCTACAAAATATAATGCAGATGATGATGATTCATTTGATGTTACAGGAAATACAGATGGCTCAACAATATATTTTGAACATGAAACAGGTGTTAATCAATTACAAGCAGGAGCTGTTACAACAGCTATACCAGCGGATATTACTTCTGGAGATTATGATATTACTCAAAAAGTTGTTAGAGGTGCCGCAACTAATTTAGGCGACCTTAGAGGTGATGGTGAAAATATTATGAGAGTTAGTCGAATTATACCTGACTTTATTGCACAACAAGGTAATACAATTGTACAATTAGATTTAAGAAATTATCCTAACAATACGGCAGCTAGTTCATCATTAGGTCCATTTACAATAACTTCTTCTACAACAAAAGTAGATACACGTGCAAGAGCAAGAGCTGTGGCTCTCACAATAAAAAATACTGCCGTAGATACTAGTTGGAAATTAGGAACGTTTAGGTTAGATATACACGCTGGAGGTAGAAGATAATGATGGATATAGTAATGGCAATAGCCGCCCCTCTTGCTAGAGAATATGGAATTAATAAAGCCATAGAAATGGCTTATGAACAATTAGGAATAACTCCTCAAAAAACTGATCCACTTGATATTTATACAGGTGGTGGGATATTTGCAGGTTTAAATCCTGTTAATATAGGAAATGTATTTAAAAGAGGAGCTGTAAATTTAGGAATAAGATCTCTACTTAGCAGTGTGCCTGTAGGACCTTTAGCGTTAATGGGTGGTGCTGCATTTTTAGGTAATAAATTTAATCCATTAAATCCAAACGCAAGAAATTACAGCCCTAATCTTAAAGGACAAATAGGTTATTTGTCTGGAAAAGAACAAATGATAGGTAGAAATCCTAATACTGGTTTAATGGTATATGGACCAGGCTCAGTATTAGCTGGTCAAAATGTTATGTCTATTGCAGGAACAAACAACTATCAAAAAGCTTTAGATAAAAAAATAAGTTACTTTGAAAACAGACTTAAAAAAGGAAAACCTATTAGTGAAAGAAATTATGAACGAGCTAAAAAAGAAAAGAAAGACTTTTTTGATTATAGAGCAGACGTAAGAGATGCCGCTAAAACAAAATCTGGCTTAGGAACTTTTTCAAGACCTAACATGAGAGATGTTTCTGGCAATGGTAGCGGCGGAACTTCTACAGATTCTCCTACAAATGTAGGAAATCCTTTTGGATACAGATATGGAGGCATTGTAAGTTTATAATGGCAAAGATAGTACAAACACTAACTAGAGCAAGTGCAGAATACGAAGAAGATGTAGCTCAATCTTTAATTAGAGATTTAGACGCTGTAATAGAAAAATTAAATACATCTTTTCAACAAGAATTAAAACAGGAGATAGAAGCTAGAAGTTTCTTTTTAGATTAATGGCAGTAGTAAACCAATATAAATTTGCAGGATTAAACGCTAATACGGATAACACGGAAAAAAATCCTTTTGGTAGTGGCAATCCTTTAGTAAGTGAAACGTATCTTATTAAATCTATTATTGTTAAATCTGCAGGAACCCCTACACCTACAGTAACAAATGATGGTGTTGTCGTCATACAATCAGCAGCATTGGTAGCCAATCAAAGTAAAGAATTATTGACACAACCGTTGATAGTTGAGGGTGGAAAAACTCTTACAATTAAAGCAGGTAGCGCAGACGCTTTTAGTTTTGGCGTAAGCTACCTAAATATTAAGAAAGAGGTAACAACATAATGTTAGAATTAAAACCAGATAAAATAATAACAACAATAAGCAACAAAAAAACAGGTGAAATCTATAAGGATGAAGAAGCTTTAAAAGCAGCTAATATACCTGAAGAGGACGTTAGAAGAGATGTCAAAGTTATCATGCCACCTCTTGATTTGTTCTCAAAAACAAAGTAAAGTGGCAAAACCATGGCAATAACAGATTTACAAATATCAGAAGAATTAATGACTAACGCACCTTCTATTAAATATAGAGGTAATGAAGGTCCTAAATCTCCACAAGAAATGGAACAAATGATGATGGTAGATGCTGTTCTTGACGAAGCGTATGACCAATACGTATTTGATTTATTAGAGCAACAACCAAATGCTACACCAATGAGTAAAGAAGAATTTAGAATAATGATTATTTCAGAAGGACAGATGTCTAGTTTAGAATCAATACCTGAAGGAAGAGAAATGGCAGCGTATGGTGGTATCATGGGTATGGATGGTAGAAAACAATATGGTATTGGATCTTACTTTCAAAAATTAAAAGATAAACTTTTTGGTAATCCCGTGGCTACTGCAGCTCTATTAGCTGGTGGTGATTATCTTGCAAGAGGAGATCAATCTTTGGTATCAAAAGCTCTTCAAAGACTTCCAAAAGGAGTATCAGATTTTGTTTTGGGTGAAGAAACTATTAAACAAGGAAAATCTGAAAGAGGGCCAAACCTTGTAAGAAGAATTTTAGATGCACCAACAAGTAAAGACACTACATTAGGTCAAGATATTAGAAGTTCTATTGTTAAAAATATTTTACCGATAGCAGGTGGTATCACGGCAGGTTTATTTACTAAAAACAATCAAAACACAGCAGGTTTACCAAGTGACAATACAGCTTTAGGATTAAAAGATCTTGCAAAGACTGCAAACTTATTGGATCAACAACAAGGGTTAGTAGCAGGATTAAACTTTTTACCAGATGTTGCAGCTAGAAAATTTACACCAGAAGAAATGGCTCTTCAATACTCACAAGCAGCAGCTAATGGTGGAAGAATAGGTAGAGCCGAGGGTGGACTTATGGATCTTGGTGGGTTAGAAAAGGATTATAGAGCTGAAGGTGGATTTGTACCAATAGGTAAAGCAGAAAAAGCAGATGACGTACCTGCAAGATTAAGTGTAAATGAGTTTGTATTTACTGCAGATGCTGTTAGAAACGCAGGGGGTGGAAATGTTGACGAAGGAGCAAAAGTCATGGAAAGAGTTATGAACCATTTAGAAGGCGGAGGACAAATATCTAGAGAATCACAAGGTCTGGGTGGGGCTAGAGAAATGTTTGAAACTTCAGAAAGATTAAGCGAGGTAGTATAATGGCTATAGAACAAATACAAAATTTACCACAACAATACGTAACAGATTTAGGTGTTGACTATGGAAAACAATTAGCAGGTTTAACTGCAATACCATTAGATACATCTAGATTTGCACCGCAAGTAGCCGCACAAGATCCTTTACAAACACAAGCTTACAATTTAGCAGGTGCAGGTGTAGGAGCGTACCAACCTTACCTTACACAACAAGCAGCATACTCAGGACCAACAGCTTATCAACCGTTTATGTCTCCGTATCAACAAGATGTAATAGATGCAACACTAGCAGACTTTGATAAACAAGCAGCAAAAGACGTAAGAGACATTGGATTGTTAGCTGCTCAAAGAGGTGGTTTAGGTGGTGGACGTGAAGGTGTCATGAGAGCAGAGCAAGCAACACAATCTAATTTAGATAGAGCTGCATTACTTGCAACATTAAGACAAACAGGATTTACACAAGCACAAAATTTAGCTAATCAAGCTTTTGGTCAACAAAGACAATTAGCAGGAGACATACAAAATTTACAAACAGCAGATATTAACCAGTTGGGTCGATTGGGCGGTCTACAACAAATACAAGATCAAGCACTACTTGATGCACAAAGAGAAGCAAATAGATTACAGGCGTTTGAACCTTATGAAAGATTAGGTACATACGGTTCTGGAGTTGCAAGTCTATTCTCTGGTAATGCACCATTTGGTCAACAATCAACAGTAACACCTAATCCAACACCATTACAAACGGCTCTTGGAACAGGGCTAGTGTTAAGTGGTATTTTTGGTGGTGGTGGTAGAAATACTGATTTAGGTAGAGTTATAGGTAGCGTAGGTTAATATGAATAGAATTTTAAAAAGACCAATGTTTAGAAAAGGCGGTAGCGCAGGCGAAGGTATTACGTCTGGATTACAAAGACCAGGTTATTCTAACGGTAAAACTGTTGAAGAAATAGCAGCGGAAATAAGAGAACAGGTGGGTGGTTATAATCCATCACGTAATTTAGATGATTTTAAAATAGACTTTGGTTTAGATTTAGTGGGTAGATCTCCATCAGGCAATATATTTCAAACGGCTGCTTTAGCTGCTAAAGAACCATTTAAAAATTTTAGATCAAGAAGAGCGGCTGAAACAGACTTAAATAGACAAATAGGTTTACAAGCTTTTGATATAAAAGAAGCTAGAGATAGAGCTGCATTAGGAAGACAATCAGCAGAAAAAATTGCTCAAATAAGAGCAGGAGAAAAAGATGATCCTATGAAAAATGTTTATTTAGAATACGCTTTGTCAGAGTTTCCTGATTTTAATAAAACAGAAATTGAAAGAGTAGCTAACTATAAATTACTTTTTGAAGAAGAATTAAAAAACAAAGTAGGTAATAACAGAGTAGCAGGAATAATGACTTTTGATCCAGGCTCAGAAAAAGAAATGAGAAAAAATGTTCAAAAATTAAAACAACAAGTTGGTATGATTTATTATGATCCTAGAGATGGTAAATATAAAAAAGTTACGAGTAAAAACGGTGTGTTAGGTTTTGAAGTTTTTGAAAGTATTAATGAAATTCAATTTGCTAAACCTGATTCTGGCACAGCGACAATAGAGGAAAAAGAAACAATTGATGTGTTTTCTCCTGAGATAGAAGATGCTTCAGCTTAGGGAGTTAAATGGCAGAATTTATACCACTATTACCGGAGGAAGAAGGTAATGATACAAGCTGGTACACAGCAGGCGCTGCTGGTATTGCATCTGGTATTATAAAGGTTCCTGAAGGAATTTTTTCATTAGCCGCAGAATTAATTGATCTTGGTTTAGACACCAACACAGCCGCAAGTGTTGAACAATATTTTGATACATTAAATCCTTTTGAAGAAATTGCAGAAAAAAATGCTGCAGGTAAATTAACTGAAGCATTAGTTTCTATTGGTGTACCAAGCACCATTGGTTTTAAAGTAGGAAGTCGATTAGCAAAAAAAGCAATACAAAATAAAATAGCAGGAAAATCTATTAGTGCTGGAAATAAAAATATGGTTAGACAAGCCATGAAAGCAGACGGCTTAAACAAAAGAGCAGGTGGTATTAGATTTGCTGCTGGCGTAGCAGGAGGAGCTGCAGGTGAAACCATGGTAGCAGACATAGAAAAAATAGGAACGTTTGGAGATATGTTTGATTCAGGACCAACTAGTTTAGATAGATTAAATAGTGAAGGTAGAGAAGATGCTACTAGAAAACTAATGAACAGAATTAAGTTTGGAAGTGAAGGATTATTACTTACTCCTTTTATAGGTGCGGTTGCAAAAGGTGGTAAGGCGTTATCAAAAAGAGGTAGAGATTTAGCTTACAGTGATTCTAAATTTGATAGAGCTGTGGCTAAAATTGCAACTATATTTACTCCCGAAGGAAAGTTAACAAAAGATTTATTTAAATCACAAAGAGTCATGGAACAATTTATGGCTAAAGATAGAAACGAAGCTGCTAGATTAGTTAGAAATTTAACAGTTGCTGTAGATAGTGCGTTTCCAGAAATGCAAAAAGTTCTAGATAAAACTTTAACAGACAAACAAAAAACAGAATTTTATGAAAAAATAAATACATTATTATTTGATGGTGACATTTCTAAAGGTGTATTAGACCCTAAAAAAAGTGATGACTTTATTGCTGGTTTAAAAAAACAAGGAATAACTGGAGAAACTAGCGGAAAAATAATTCAAGCTTTAGAAGAAGCTAGAGAACAATTTGCTAATCTTGCAAGACTTACAGATAACCAAAATAAAAGTGAAATTACAGATATACTAAAAGATAGAATTTCAAAATATGTAGGTAACACTTATAAAATATTTGAAGACAAACCTATTCTTGGTATCTTTAATAAGTATGCTCCGAGTGAAGAAGCTATGACTAATGCAATTAATTTTTTTAGAGCTCAAATAGCAAAAAAAGATGTTAATGCAAAAACTCCTTACAATCCAGATAGCAATCAATATTTTCAAGAGGCAAGACAACTTGTAAATAATATTATTGGTGATGCCGATAAACTTAAAAAAGCAGAGGGACTACCTAACGTAAATTATATTAATAAAACTTTAGAAGGACAGCCTGGTGGTGAGTTTATTAAAAAATTTATGGCTGAGACTGGACAACCACCTAGAGTAATTAGAAAATTATTAGGTGAGATGAAAGATCCAAGACTTTCTATTTTTAATGCTATTTCAAATTTATCAGTTATAGGAAGACAAACAAGATTTTTAGATGAAGTATATAACACTAATAGAAAACTACAAGCTGATGGTCAACGTGGTGCATTTTGGACTTCTAAAGAAGCAGCACAAGCAGGCACAAATGGCGTAGTTCCTATTGTTAAAGTCGATGATGTTTTAAGTGGTTTAGGTAAGGCGGCAGGAGAAGATATAGTTAATCCTCTTACTGGTTTATATACTACAAAAGATATTGCAGATGGTTTAGCTGTGGCTAACCATTTAAAAGATACTTTCTTAACTTCTTTTGCAAAAGGTAGAGAAGGCGCTAGTGTTGCAGAAAAAGGAGCAAGTTGGCTTTATAGAAATCTTTTATTAGTGCCAAAAGGAATATCACAATTAGCTAAAACAGTTTTATCTGTACCCACACACATAAGAAATTTATTAAGTGCTGGCGCATTTGCTGGAGCTAATGGTATTTTATTTACTAATCCAAGAGATTTAGCTAACGCATTTAAAGAAGGTGCACAAATATCTGGGCTATTTAACTTGAGAAATTTTAGAAAAGATGAATTAGAAAAAGCTTATCAAGAAATGTTAGAACTTGGAATTGTAAATTCCCAAGTACAAATAGGTGATATTAAAAATTTATTTAGAGATGTAAAATATGGAGATGCAATAGGAAGCACCGACGCTGTGCTTAGACCTATGATGAGTAAACTAAAAGCTATTCCTACTTATTTACAAGGTAAATATGTTGCCGAAGATGATTTTTGGAAGATAACAAATTATTTTGTAGAAATGTCTAGAAGAGATAAGGCTTATAAAAATGCAGGTATTATAAAAACTAAAGATGAATTAAAACAAGAAGCAGCAGAAATTGTAAAAAATACTGTGCCTAATTATGCGTATGTTGGAGACATTGTTAGAACTGCAAGGCTACTTCCGGTTGGTAACTTCATGTCGTTTCCTTCAGAAATTATTAGAACTACCGGAGGAATTGGTAGTCAAATTGTAAAAGAAGTAAGACACTCAAAACCTACTATTGGAAGCAACGTAACTCCTTATGTTATAGAAAGAGCCACAGGACAATTAGTTAAAAATGATAATCCGATGTATGGTATTGGAGTTACAAGAGCATTAGGAATGGCTACAACTTTAACAGCTGTGCCGACAGCTGTCGTCGAAGGTGCTAAAATGTTATATGATGTAACAGAAGATGAAATAGCGGCTTTAAGACAATTTGTTCCTGAGTGGTCAAAAAATTCTACAATTGTACCAGTTAGAGATGACAATACAGGTGAATTAAAATACATAGATTTTAGTCATAGTAATGCTTATGATTTAATGGCAAGACCATTTAGAACATTGGCATTAGGAATTAATGATGCTCAACAAAATGATCAAACATTATTACAAGGTCTTACTTCAGGTATAAATGAAGCAATAACAGAACTTGCATCTCCGTTTATTGATGAATCTATATTTACAGAAGCTTTAGCAGACTTAACTGTAAGAGGGGGAAGAACTTTAGATGGTAGACAACTGTACACAGATCAAACTTCTTTTGGTGATAAAAAAGCCATTGAATTTAGACATTTAATGATAGCGCTAGCTCCATCATACAAACAATATGTAAGATTGGGACAAACTTTAACTGATACTCCAACAAGAACTGGAGAATTATTAGAAGGAAAAACAGCTGGCATGAACGATCAAATATTAGGGTTTATGGGACTACGTCCTATTAAAGTTGATCCGTTGAAAGCCATGAGATTTAAAATTGCAGAGTATCAAAGAGGTATAAGAGAAGCTAGAAAAGAATTTACTGGAGGTGCATTTGGATTGTTAAGAGGTGGACCTATTGATGAACAAGATATTATAGACAGATTTATAACTTCTAACAGAGCAAGATTTAATGTTCAAAAAGAAATGTATAAAAATATTGCAGCTGCAGATATTTTAGGAACAAGCACTTCTTCATTAAGAAAAGAATTTAAAGATAGACAATTAAGCGATAAAACATTTAGAAATTTACAAAGAGGAAAGTTTGATCCTTATTTTCCATCAGAAGATATTATTGAAAGGTTTAGAGAAATTGCAAAAAATTTAGGACAAGTAAATGCATTTACATTAGCAAGACCTGATGTCAGAACTTTACAAAGAGATTTTAGAAATTTAACATTTCCGGGCCAGTTTTCTATAGGTGGTTCGGTACAAATTCCTGAACCTTTAAGTTTATTAGAAAAAATGAAACTAATAGAAAATGAAATGAAATCAATTCCATTAGATGGTGAGTTTGATATTCAAACAACTGATTATGTACCTCCAAAAATAGAACCAGCACCATTACCACCACAACCTCAACCTGTTGTAGATTTAATGGCAAATACACAGCAAAAAGACTTAAATACTGACTTGACACGTACACAAGAAGCATTACTATCTCCAATGGAAAAAGAAATTGTGAAGGGAAAAACAATCTAATGGCTAGAAACGCTTTACAAAAAATTGAAGAACATGAAAAGCTTTGCAGAATTATGCAGAAGCAAACTCATGACAAAATTAATAAAATAGAAAATCAAATAAGTAGACTAGAAAAAATTGTTTTAGTATCTGCAGGCATGTTGATTATGGGCATGGCTAATATGATATTTATGTTATTAACAAATTCACCAAATTAATATGAATCTTTCACGTAACTTCAGCCTTCAAGAATTAATTAAATCAGATACTGCAATACGTAAAGGTATTGATAACAATCCAAACGCGGATCAAATAGAAAAATTAAAAGCTTTGTGTGAAAACATACTGCAACCAGTACGTGATCACTTCGGCAGAGTAAAAGTAACAAGCGGATTTCGTAGTGTAGAATTATGCACAGCTATTGGCAGCTCTGCCAACTCACAGCATGCCAAAGCTGAAGCCGCAGACTTCGAATGTATTGGCGTGGACAACGCTGAATTATTTGATTGGATCAAAGATAATCTTGAACCAGATCAATTAATCCTCGAGTTCTATACTCCTGGCGAGCCCAACTCGGGATGGATCCACTGCAGCTGGATACCAGAAGGCAGACGTGCATCTTACTTACACGCATACAAATCAGAGGGTAAAACAAAATACAAACCAGTTATTGGCAAAGCTAAAGATTTAGTATAAAGAGCCGGAATGAAAAATAGTTTATTAGTCCATAAACATTTAATCATCCGAGCA